TTTTATGGTTCTTTATGGTTAATGATGGTTCGGGTGCATCTCCTGCGGGGTTTATGACATCCATATGCGGGGTTTGCGTATCCATATGCGGGGTTTCTGCATCCATCTGCGGGGGTGCATCTCCTGCGGGGTGCATATCCTGCGGGGTTTTTACGGTGTAGAGGTTGCAATTCCTGCGCCCATTTCCGGTCTCTATGTGAAGCCAGCCTTGGTCCTCGAGGCGCCTAATAATGGTCTGAACGCCACGCTCCGACATGCACGTCTTGCGGCAAATCCCAGCGATGCTGGGCCAGCATTCACCTTCGTTATTGGCGTAGTCTGCAATAGCCAGAAGCACAAACCTTTCGGCCTGCTTTTCAGGTCCGGCCTCCCAGACCTTTGACATTATTTTAATGCTCAAGGGGTTCCCCTTATGTTGGGGCAGGTATTGCGCAAGGGGGCCAGCCCGTGCTATCAATAACCTGCGTTTGTTGCTACTCGCACTGTAGGCCCGCCAGCCTCAAAGATCAAGCCTCGGCCATAGATTGGTCGGGGTTTTTCCTTTCCCCAGCACCTGCTATGATCCCCGTGCGCTGGTCATGGGCGCAGCCGTGGTGTCCTCCTGCACCTCCCACGCGGCTTACTGGCGGGTTGAGGCATTGCTGTCTCCCCGCCGTTTTTTTGCCGCTTGGCTCAATCTATACCACCCACCACGCATCAGCACATCGCCAGCGTCGTCCATCTCGATCAGGGTTCGTTGTACAATATCCTGTGCAACTGGCGCACCGCCCAGGGCAGATAGATCGTCTGCAATGGTTTCAGCACTGCCACCCGGCACGATCGACAGCAGGGCTATGATCTGGTCACGCATCCCACTCTCCCAGCTTCTCTTTGACATCATCAATGGATCGCACCACGGCCCAATAGCCACCCGCGGCGATTATAGCCGCACCCACGGCCCGCTGGGCAGGGCTGGCATATCCGCCCTCGGCTTTGATCTCGAAGCCGTAGAAGTGGCCCTGATTCAGCATCATCAGATCGGGAAAGCCGACGACCATGCCCATGAATTTCTGCTTAGCAATGGCGCGGGCGATGGCCTGCCCCCTGACGTCCGTCTGGTTGGCAGAGTGATGCACCACGGCTTTTGGATATTGCAGGCGTAGGTAGGCAAGGATGGCTTGGTGGATCGGCCCTTCGAGATTGCGCCTCACTGCGGAACCCCGCGATGCTTGCCTTCAAATATGCGGCGACAAGTTGCCTCGCGCACTGACGGCCTGTCGGTCACCAGATCGTCAACCGTGATGCCCAGCCCCTCGGCCAGCCGCACAGCCGTCCAAATGCTTGGTGCCTGCACATTACCAGATCGCAGCTGCGAATAAGCAGGCTTGCCCATGTTGCACCTAGCAGCCTGCTGGCCCAGGCTAACGCCTTTGGTTTTCCATGCATCTGAATATGCCCGCAGGTTAGCGGTGAAGATCGGTGTCGGTTCCATGTCGTTCTCCTGTGTTATGTTTGGTCAGCATAAAATTATTTCAGGCAATGCGCAATATGTGCTTGCAAGAACGCCGCAAGAAAGTTAGACAGTTGTTAGACGGAACGCAAACAGGAGACAAGCACATGACAATGAACCTTGACGCAATGATTCAACATGCGCGGGCCAACGTAGGAAGCACAGAATACGTTGTTAAAAATGGCAACCTAATGGTTAAGGCGGAGCGGGTTTGGCGCGGCCCCAAGATTCACACTCGCGTCAAGTGCTACATTGACGGCGCGGTCGTTAGCCGGGATGAAGCCGCCAAATTGCAGCGCACAGCATAACCAAGGGGGGCTTCGGCCCCCACCACCACGGGAGAAAAACATGACAATTCAATGGGCAACGCCAAAGCGCAAAGGTGGCGCATCAGCTAGCAATAAATCTGGCGTATATCTTGCATCATCAAGAGCGGGCGAAGGTCGGCCAGCACAACTTTCGATTGGCATACAGGCAGACGCAATGAAAGCAATGCGCTGGGTTGTTGGTGATCGGGTTATTCTGGGCCGTGACAGTGAAACAGGCATTTTTGTTTTGTGCCGTCACCCAGACGGTTTCAAGCTGACATCGCGCAGCACGCGCAAGCGCCAAGATTCGGCAGGTCTTTGTATCGCTGCTAGCGTCAAAATGGGAACGCCATCTTTTATTGATGAAGATAAAATTCCAGCATCGGTCGCGCTTGCTGATTGCGAACTGGACGGCGCACAGTTGCGCTTTGTCCTTTATTGATCGGAGCAAAACATGACAGTCACATCAACATACAACGGCGAAGAGATCCAAGTAGAATTCCACGCTGAAACAGAACGCAGCGACTACGGCGTGCCGGGTTCGCCTGTCTGGGATGAAGTCGATCCCGCCAGCATTGAGGTCGCGGCGCTGACTATATTGGGCATTGACGTCCAGCTGACCGATTTGCCCGCACACTTGCAGCAGGCCATCATCGACTTGGCCGACGAAACAGAATTTGCATAGGAGCAACGACAATGAAAATGAAAGACCTTCTTACTGATCTGATTGGTGCCATCGCAATCTTCGGGGGCGGCTACGCTTTCCTGATCTTCGGGCATGGGATGGGCTGGTAACATGACTGAGCATAAAAACATTTACATGGCTCTCTGTGCCGCACAGGCAAACATGGGCAAAGTCACCAAGGGATCGGTAAACCCTGCCTTCAAAAGCAAATATGCCGATCTGGCCGATGTCGTCTCGGTCGCTGTTCCCGCGCTCACAGAGCAAGGCATTGCGATGTATCACAGTGTGATACGCGACGAACACGGAACAGCGATGCGCACCACGCTTTCACACGGGGCGACAGACACGCACATTCATTGCGACGTTCCAATGATTGTGGACAAGCAAAATATGCAGGGCATGAAGTCTGCCACGACCTATGCCAAGCGCATTGGGCTTGAGAGCGTCACAGGCATAGCTGCGGAAGATGATGATGGAAATGCCGCATCCAAGGCCCCACCTAAAGCGGAACCAAAGCCCGCACCCATCGACACAGAGGCCTCACAGAAGGCTCGAGAGTATCTGGCCGAGGCAGACAGCCTTGACGACCTCAAGGAACGCTGGTCGCGCATCCCAAAGCCTGTAGCAGCCTTGCTAGTCGTTAGCGCAGCCAAGGATGCTGCCAAGCTGAGGCTGACACACGCAGCCAATGCCGATCTGTGCGGCGACGAATTACCGTATTGAGAAAAGAAGGGACAAAAACATGACAAACGATCCACGTCTTTCCGTTGGCGGTAATAACCCGCCAGACCCCATCGACGAGGCACTGGCCCCATACGGCGAAGCCATTGACGAGGCGCAAAACTGGCTGGACGGACAGCCAATCGAAAATGCCGACCAACTCAAGGCAACCGACGCCTTGCTTAAAACCATCAAGAGCGCGCTCAAGGATTTAAACGCTGCCCGCGATGAAAGCACCAAGCCGTTGCACGAGGCTTGGAAAACAGAAATTGCGCGATGGAAACCGACGCAGGATGATCTGGATCGAATCGTCAAAGGCCTGATCGCCTGCCAAGACCCATACAAGCGCAAGCTGGCCGCTGAGAAGGAGGCAGAGAAGCGGGCAGCATGGGATGCCGCCAACAAGGCCCGCCAAGAGGCCGAGGACGCCGCCAAGGCTGCATCAGCGTCAGATATAGACGCACAGCGCGATGCCGCCCAGAAGGCCGCACAGGCGCAGCAGGCGCTTGCAGATGCCAGTGCCAAGCAGAAAGACAGGGTATTGGGGATGCGCACTGTCCACCGATACGATATTGAAGACCACCGCGCCGCCCTGCATTGGATCGCAGGCAATGACCGCGATGCAATCACTGCATTCATCGAGGCATATGTTGCGAAGAACCACAAAGACACTGACATCGCAGGCGTAAAACGTTGGCAGGAAAAGGAGGCGTATTGATGCACCGCAATGACATCATCGACACCTTTGAGCGCATCGAACAAGCCGCAGGTGGCATTGATAAAACAGACACATGGGAAACTCTGAACCAAACCGTCAAAGCGTTGAATATGGATCGCAAAGATGTGATCCGGGTCATGCTGGACCATTGGACATCGCAGGGGGCTGGGTGATGCCCTACAAGGTCCGACTGACTGGTCCACGGCAGCGCATGTATGCCCACCAGCTTATTGACGCTGCGCCCGATTACTCGACGGTCAGCATCGTTGGCGGGGATAGAACGCCAGACCAAAACGCAAAGATGTGGGCGATGCTGACAGACATTGCTTTGGCAAAGCCCGAAAGCCGCAAATGGACGCCAGAAACTTGGAAATGCGCATTCATGCATAGCCTTGGTCATCAGGTCCAATTCGCAGAAGGCCTTGACGGCAGCGGACCATTTCCACTGGGCTTTCGGACATCAAAGCTAAACAAAAAACAAATGAGCGACCTGATTGAAGTCATTTACGAATACGGATCAAGGCATGACGTCGAATGGTCGGAAAGGGAAAACGCATGAAACCGACACTTACACATTCTCGCTGGTATGCATTGCTTGCCATGCACACCATCGATGGCCCGTTTCAAGCCAAAGACATTCGCGCCCAAAGCAGAACCATGTCTGGTTGCGCGCGTGCTGGCTGGATTGAACGTGTTGCAGTTGAAAATAACACGCCTTTTGCTTTACCAAAAACAGCGCCTTACTACCGCGTCACCGCAGCAGGCCGCGAAGCCATTGCTGCGCTTCCAAAGACACCACCGAAGAAAACCTACAAATGAAACTTAACCAAAGAGAGCATGACATGACAAACACCATACAGAACGTTACCGCCGATGAATTGCGCGCAATCGTTGAACGCATCGAACACCTGAACGCGCGGATTTCTGACGAAACCGAAGCCCGCGCGGACATTTACGTCGAAGCCAAGGGCAGCGGATACTGCGTCAAAACCATCCGCAAAATCGTGGCTCTGCGCAAAAAGCGTGCCGATGTTTTGGCCGAAGAAGATGCAATCGAAGAATTGTATCGCCAAGCGCTTGGAATGCTGTGATGCGCTGGATATTGAAACCCATCATGGCCCCGATTGCCCGCAACAAGCTGTCTGCGCTATACGAGGAAAAGGATCGCATCGCAGCCGCCATCTACCGCGCCAAAAAGAGCAAGGCGCGGGTAACGGATCTATACGATCTGGCAAAGCAGGTGAACACGGCCTGCCATAAATGGGAAAGGTGGTTGCTTTGAACCTCACCGGTCGCGGTCCTCTTGGCTTAAAGCAACCAAAGCCGGAACGCGGCACAGCAAAGGCGCGGGCGCACATGGCCCGCGTCAAGCAGCTTCCATGCGTTATATGTGGCAAGCCCGGCCCGTCAGATGTCCATCATGTGATCTGCGACCGATACGGCACCAGCAGGGCCAGCGACTTTGATACCATTCCACTATGCAAAGCGCATCACCAAGACGGCCCCGAAGCGATCCACAATGGCAAGGCGTCATGGGTTGCCAAGCACGGCCCCGATCACGGGTTCCTGCCCTTAGTCGCTGAGATGCTCAGATAGGTTGTCAGACGACAACTAAGCCGTCATTCCCACTCACCAAGCTGCGCAAAAACAGAAATCATGTATCCGCGTAATTCAGCGGCAGAACCGTCGTTTCGATAGATCATGTCTGCCGTGACGCCCGCTTCTGACTTGTGGTCAATGGCCAGCACGTTGTCGCGCTCTAAGCCCAACACAACGCCGCCCAGACGCCTGATCAGATCGGCCTCATTGTCAAAGCGCACATCATCAACAACCACGTTTATTCCAGCGGCCATCGCGGTTGCAATTCTGTTGGCGGCAATATTCATCCAGAAATTGCCACCAATCATTTCGCGGCCCCACTCGGTCCCCAGCGTAATCATCGCGTGACGCGGGGTTTGCCCGCATAGAAGATCGCATGGCACTTCCTTGAGATCGCCTTCAATGTGCTGATCGGTCAGCCCAATGGCGCGCAGCATGTCCTTCAACGGCGATGCAAACTTCATGCGCACCCAGCCAGCCTCAACCAGCGCATCAGATGCAGCAGATTTGCCAGACCCGGCGCGGCCCGTGATGCCGACAAGGTGCGGCCCAGACATGGCGTCAATGTCGTGCTGTGAAATGACCATCTTAAAACCAGTGCGTAAATCGGGCGTTTTGCCCTTCATGTGGATCGTGGATAAAGCATTCAACGGCCTGTCTGTTAACATAGCCATTGCGGTCATGCCAAGAGTCAGGCGGTGACGGGCTGCGGATATATTCAATCTGCACGTTGTCACCCATTTGCGCCGCAACGCCAGACTTAATGACGGTCAGGCCGATGTGATCCTTTTCGCGGTCATGCGGCCTAACGCCTTGGGCTTTCCGGATCTTGTGATGGAAATGGTGCAAATACCAATAACGGTGTTGCGCGTCCGATACATGACTACGCGCTTCGGTCATCATCAGCGGATACAAGTCAGCTTCTTTTGCGCCGTCGCCGTGGGTCAGGCCAATCAAATTGTTCTCATATCGGTAATACTTGCGATGCATTTCAGACAGGCTGTATTCATTGCTCTGGACGTTTGGATGGTTGCGGAACCATGTGCCAATGCTGTTTGCCAGCGCCCAGCCCATCAACCAATCGTGATTAGACGGGCAATAAATCAAATCCACAACGTATTCAGCCGCGCAGGTTTCAATGGCTGCGATGTAAGCCGCTTGCGCATCCCTATACATTTCATGGATGCTGCCGTGGGTGTCTTGTGGGGTGCCACTTGTTGTTTGGCGCTTTGTGTTGTCAACGTGCAGGATATCATTGCCAAGAACAAACAAAACCCGCGCGACACCATGCCCGCGTGCTTTGTTCAAAAGCGCCTGCGTGCCACGCAACATGCGGTCAACGGCAGCTTGCCTGCTGTATTCATACCCCGTCTCTGATTGCACCGTCAGCTTGCCAATGTGAACGTCAGCCAGATCCAGCACCAGCAGCCCACCAGAGGCCGCATGAAGCGGGTCAGCGCAATTTGCATACTGTCCCGGCTCAAGATCGGCCAAGCCGTCCCGTAGCGCGTCTATAAGGCTCTCAGTGTCCTGCTCTGGTTTCAGCAGCGTTGAATAACTTGTGCCGTCTTCTGATTTTGTTTTCGCCCAGATTAACGCAGGAACCATTCCCGTGTTGACCGCGCTCATGCTGTCACGAACCGCTGGGTCCAGATGCATCCCCAGCTTTTTTGCTTTTTCCAGCCGCGATGCGTAGGTGTAATAATTCAGCCCAGAAGCGTCAGCGGCCTTGCGAACGGATTTACCATGCTCACGCCAAAGGTCAATCGCCTCCTGCAACAGAGTTGGGTCAATAGGTGGTGTTGGCATTTCTAGCCCCTTTCGGTGCAGGCCGCGTCCAGCATGGCCAACAGGCGCGCACCAGTCACCACCGATAAATCCCCACCATCAGCGATAAGCGCCGTTGTGTGGGCGTCTCTGGCGGCAGACGATCCGTCACAGATCGCGTTGCTTTGCACGGTCGCGCAGCCAGTCACGAACAGCGTCAGGGCTGTCAGGCACATCGGCTTTGTCCATGCGTTCACGGGTTCCAACATAGCTTTCTAGTTCCCTACGTTTTGCGGCTGCGGCCACGCTGGACCTTCCGCGCCAGTATGTTGCGGCGAAAGCGATCAAAAGCGCACCAGCCGCGGCAAGCCAAAGTTTTATGCGCAGAAACATTCAACGCGTCCGACGCCAAAGCATGTAGCCAATGAACGCAGCGGCCACGACAACGGCTACAAGCTGCGCCGTGGGGGCCAACTGACCCAAGACAGGCAGATAGTCAGCGGCAACGGCCACAGCGCCCGCTACACCGGCACCAGCGGCTGCTTGGGCGTCCTTGTCCTCTGATAGCTTCTCAGGCTGTCGGGGCGGCTCTGTGGGCCACGATGTAGGCGATAGCGGCCAAGGCGTCCCCCACGAGCGTGGCTCTGCCGTGTCGATGTGCATAAAGCCCGACTTGGGATAATATCCGAAACCTGTAAAGCCCAGCGCGCGGGCAGCGGCTTCGAACGTGTGCGGATCGTGGTTGTCCATGCGGACATCAAACGCGATGCCTTCCATGTGCTTAGATGCCTTGGCCCCACCGACCTTGCGGTTATGCTCTGGCGACCGATATGCAGATGTCAGGATCAACGGCTTGCCAAGGTTGCTGCGAAGGCGTTGCAGCATATCCATTGCCTCGGTGTCTATTGTCAGCTTGCCGGTGCCTTTGCAAGCGATCTCGCGCGGGCTGAAATGATGCCAGGGCCATTCGGCGGGCGGAACCTTGCTATAGTGTGCGAATGTGCGCCTCATTTGCTGTTTCCCGACATCATTGTGTCAATGCGCCCGTTGAGCGTCTGTAACATGCCTATGATCTGTTCAAGCTGGGCGGCAGTCGCCTCGCGTTCTTCGCGCCGGGCTTGGTCGCGTGCGTTAGCCTCTGCGCGCAAAACCGCAATATCCGTTGAATGGATGCCTTGTTGCTTGTGCAGAATCCAAACCCAAATAACCGCTGGGACAATTAGATACTTCATTGCTGCGTCAATGAATGGCAGTGCTTCGTTCATGACGTCCCCCAAGGCTGCAATGCAATCCACGCATCAATCTTTTGAATGCCGCTGTCAAAGATTACATCGCGGCTGAAATCTTCTTTCGGCAGTGAAATGTTATTGCGGCGCTCATACCAGCGATGGTCTGGCGTGTTTGGTTCATCAGCCATGTCAGAACCCCTTGACCCGGAACGCTGCGAAATCGCCATCCATCATTTTCTTTTTGCAATAAAGGGCAAACTCTTTTGTCCCAATACCCGCACCGCACTCGGCAGACCACTGCTCGGCAATGACGAACGGGATGCGACCAGCAAGGCGAAACTTGGCGTCACCGTGCATAGACGGCGCAATGTCGGCCAGCGCCTTGTTCTCGTCGATTAGATATTTGACATCCTGCGAACGGGTGATGTGCAGCTTGCCGTCTTCTTCGATCATCTTTTCGCGGACATCATACATCGGCGTTGCCCTTGCCCTTGCGTGCAACCTTGATTTCCTCAGCAAAGCCAAGATCAATCAGCGTGCGCGCATCTGCATCGGTTGCATCAACTTCGGTGCCGACTTCAAGCGGGCTACCGTTTAGCCACGGCTTGCGATCTGTTGTAATACGGATTTTCATTTAGGCTCCTTTCCGCTGCAATGTGATGGGGGGCTAGTTGCCCAGCCCCCTCACAGATTACAGCGTGCCGTTACAGCGCGCCATTAATGTCACTAATTATACCATGTGCCTTCTGGGAATCAACCTGAAGCCCATACTCGGTCGAGATCAAACGACGCTCGGCGTGGCCTGTGCGGGCCAGTGGCTTCTGCGTGACGGTCTGCAAGTATGCAACCCGTGCGTAGTTTGGATCAAGAACGAACACATCGCGGCCAGCAACGGTGCGTGTTTCCAAGAAACGTGTTGGAACGATCTGCAATTCGCCGAAGTCGGAAACGTAAAGGTCAACAGCGGCGACGATTTTCATGTCATCGACGTTCTTAAACTTGGTTGCCGAACCGGTGAAAGTTGCAGAAATCTTCTGCTTCACAGCCGAACCACACAGAACGATGGAAGGCTCTGCGCCGTTGTCCCAGCACTGGGCGATGACCGACTTCAGCATGGCTTCGGTCAGGGCGCGGGGTGTGCCGTCAGTTGCAGCCGCGTTGGGATAGCCAGCGGTGGTGCCGGACAGCGTTGGGTTCGCACCGCTAGTGCCGCGATCCACGTTGGTGCGCAGGAACGCAGGCAGACCAGCAGTCTGCCGGGCTGTCGTCGCATCGCCAGGAACGGCGGCTACGTTGGACAGCAGCATGACTTCCATATCGCGCTTCAGCTCTTTCAGCTTGTAGGCGATTTGTTTTGCAACAGTCTGGGCATCAGCCACGCCGTTGACTTTCTGGTTGGTGTCGGAAACTTCGACAACCTTGTCAGAAATCTGCGTGTAGTTTGCCAGACGGACAGCGTTGGTCGGCGCATCGTTGCCGGGTGCTGCTTCACCTTCCAGCACGCGGTTTGCGGCTGGTGCTGCCAGATCGACTTCCGACCACTCAAAGTAAGTGTTCGTTGCAGTCTTGCGGCCAATGGCGCTCTGGAACGGGGTTTCGGTTGGCGAGATCGAGATCATCGCATCTTGCAAGTCCTCACGGATGGTTTTGACATCGTAGGTCTTGTTGGTGTTTGCATTCACAGCCATTTCGAGGCTCCTATATTAAGACAAGAGAAACTTAGCAACGTCATCGACGCTACCCGTGGATCGCATTCGGCCTTCAGCGACCTTGCGTTGCTTCACCTTGCCCGAACTGGTTGGCTGCTTAACGCCCGGTTTTACCATAGGGCGCGCGCGGTCAACCTTCTGTTTGATGCCATCCTTTGCCGCCATCATCTGACGGTATTTCATGGCGTCGTGCAGAACCCGAACCTGCCGACTGTCAACTACCTGCGCAATCTCATCCGGCGCGAAGCCGTATTCGACACCAACGTCAATCATCGCCTTGCGAACCTGCGGACCCTTTTCGGGATCGGCAATCTCCGGCAATACCTGCGTCAGCTTGGCCATCTCCTGCTGGAGTGTATAGGCCTGCGCTTGCTCTTGCATTTGTCGTTGGCGATTACTTACCGCCTCAAACTCCCCGACTTGACCCTGCCATGCTGCGACATCGTCGTCGTATTTCAGCTTGGCTTCCATGTATCCAATCGGATCTCTCTCAAAAAGATCGCGTCCGGGTGGCTTGGGCTGGGCGGGAATGCCGTCAGTTTCCAGTCGTTGGCGAAGCGTAGCAACTTGCTGTGCTTCCTGCTGCAACTGATTGTAAATTGCTTCGACCTGCTTACGGCCTTCGGCAACTTGACGCATCTGTTGCTGGATGTATTCCTGACCCGAATAGCCTCGGCGTAACTCGTCTAGGGTCACCTGCTTTTCTTCGCCATTTACCTTTACGGCATAGAGCGATTGCGCTGGCTCCTCGTCGGTCTCCTCGGCGTCCTCTGCGTCGTCATCCTCGTCGGTGTCATCGGCTTCGTCTGCCTCGTCCACCGTTTCGTCTGCTTCCTCGGCTTCCGCAACTTCCGCCTGATCGTCTTGATCGTCGGCTTCCATCACTTCGTCCTGCTCGGCAGGTTCCTGATCAAAGATCAGATTGTCCGCAACATCTTCGATGCTGCCCGTTGCAGTCGTGTTATCCACGGTGCTGCTCCCTATTCCGATGCTCCGAGATCTTGCCGTCCACTACGAACGATACAAGCTGCGTCTCCAAAGCATCTAACGCCCGGACCATCCGGTGCGCTTCCATAATCTCGTCTTGCGACGACATGGGGTGTTTGAATACCCCAATTGCTTTCCCTCTTACCATATCCAGCGCCTCGCGCAAAGTAGGATCGGCCAAAAGGCGCTCCGCGTGCTGTTTCTTCTGTTCAGCACTCATCGTGGGACACCCATTGGGTCACGCGGGGCGTTTTGTTCAGCTTTGATGGCCATTTCGTTTGCCTTCAATCCGTATTTCGCCAGCAACTCGGCATTATCCAAAGCCAACTGCTGCGCCATTTTATCGCGCTCCAGATCCATGTTGGCCGACATCTCCATCATCTTGCGCTCATGGTCGGCAACCGCCTTCTGTGCGTCAAGTTGGGCGCGCTGGGCGTCTGTCTGCATACGTGCCTGCGCCTTGGCTTGTTCAACCATCATGTAGGCTTGATTGGGATCAGTCATTTGCTGCTGCTGTTGCTGCGCCTGTTGCGCCTGCATCATCATCTGCTGTTCAATCTCTGGCGACATCGGGTTGAAGTAGCGCTCTGCATTGCGGATGCCAGACGATGCCAGCATATCGGCCAGCGTGTTGCGGATGCCTGTCAGCGAAACAACACCGTTGCCCGGCCCGTACTGCTGGAATATCTGCATCTGCATCCCAAGGATTTCGCGGTATGCGGCAGACTTTTCTTCTTCGCGCCCAGTGCCAAGACCCACGTTCACAGACACATCCATCGACGTATCCCAGACGCGGGGATCAACTGGTGCAAACTGGCTGTTAAGACGCATCAGCGTTTCGCCGTCAGCGTGCTTGACCGTCAGTCGCAGTATCAGGCCGAACAGGCGGCGCATACCGCCCTCGGCAAGGTTGCGCGCCATTGTCTCGATCTGGCCCGCAGCTGCTTGTATAGTGGCGCTGACAGCCACCTTGGACGTTGACTGCATGGAGTCTGGGTCAAGCCCCATGCTGGCCCGTGTGACGCCTGTCTTTTGCTCTACCAGCCCGTCCATGTATTGCAGCGCACTTAGGGTCTGGCCTGCGGTAAACGGCACGGCATAAACTTCCATCATGCCCGGCGCGTCTTGGCGGATCACGGCCCCGATCTCATTGTTCAGCACGTCATCAACATCGACCTTGCCCTTGACGATACCGATGCGGGGATTGTTGACCATTGCCACGTTGTCCAGAACGCCGCGAAGAATTGACGTTGCCGTGTCTTGGTCGTCCATTGTCAGATCGGGAATAGACCGGCCCAGCATCGTGTGCGGTTCTGGGTCAATCTCAAAGATGGCATACGGGATTTCATCGCACGGCTCAACGGACAGCACCTTGTAGGCATTGCCGCCCAGAATAGCGCGGTGCAGCGTTGGGATACCCGTGCCGTCCACGTCGATGCGCATATACGCCTCAGTCACCATCACCTTCTTCATGGATGGATCAATGGCGTTTTCGTCTTCGTTGCCGTTCAGGCTGTAGCCGCGCCGGGCTTCTTCTTCGCTCTCTACGATCGTGTCATTGTCGGTGCTGCTATTGAGATTGAACACGTCGTCAAACTCAAAGCCCATCGCCACCAGATCACCGACGCGCATATCTGTCCGCTGGCCGCAGACATAGCAATCGTCAATCGTGCGGGCATTCCGGTCAAAGAAAAACTCCTCCGGCGGGATGCTGTCTATCACAATGTCGCCAGCGTATGTCGTGCGCGAAATCTTTAGATCATGCGACGTGACAGGCGGTGCGCCAAACGCCATCTCTGGCGCAACCATCGCTTCGGCTTCTGTGGTTTCCGTATGTTCAATGACCTCGACATCAGGATCAGACATCAACGCCTGAAACTGCATGTCGTTCAGGCCGCTGTAGGTGTAGATTTTAGTCTTGGTCTTTTCCTCATAATAGGCTTTGGCGATGCCCATCTTTTTGATCAGCGCATCGTGGAACACATCGGACAGGATGCGGAACCCGCCAACTTCGTTAAACTTCCAGTGAATGTAGGTCGTGGCCTGATCGGCAAACTGCACATCCTCTTGCCCGCGCGGGATAAACTCCACAAACTTGCTGGATGACAGAAAGATCCGCATTAGGCTTGGCTTGATTGACCGCACGATGTCGCGCACCTTGGTCGCTACAACCTTGCTGCGCCCGTCCTCATAGCCGATGTCTGTCTCACCGTCGAAATATCGCTGGGCCTTGATACGGCCCTCGCTGACATCGCTTTCGATGAAATCAATCGCATCCTCAACGGCGGTAGAGAACACCGCTTGGATGTCGCTCTCGTCAAGCGGCTGTGGGCCTGTGGTCGTATCTTCTTCGTCCTCAATCACGCCAGCGTCATCAAGGATGTCCAACACTTCTTCGGGGATCATATCTTCGGGGTCCATGTCGTGTCCTTTATTGAGGCGAGTATTCGGACTCAAGCGCGCGTGTCGTGGCTGGTGTGGCCGTTGTGAATAGCGTTGCAGCCAGCAATCGGGAAAGCTGCTCTGTTTGCGAGTCGGTCAACTGCTGGCCCTGCATTGCGGCATCAAGCGCACGCAAAGCAATGACAGCATCGTCGCCCTGCTTTTGCGTCAGCGCTCGTGCAATGTCCTGATAGATGCGCTGGCGCTGTGCTACAGTATATTCGTTTGTCATGCCAGTGACAGCCTGCACCACCGCTTTTGCCGTGTTGATCGGCTCGCCCTGCGCAAGCTGGCCGACAATGCCAGGCGTGGTCATGTCGCGCACCTGCTCGTCAGTAGCTTGCCGAATTGCCGTGCGCGAATTGACTGAAGTGGCGGCACGGGTTTCAGCCGCAACCATTGCCTGATCCAGCATTCGCAGCATTTCATCTGCATCATCGCCAAGAACGCGCCGAATCTTCTCGCGCGCGTTGTCGCTGCCAGCTTCACGCAAAACAGCCAGAGCCTGACGTGCGTCAATGTTTGGATCGCTTGGGATGCGTTTCACGTCACCGACGATCTGGTCAATGCGGGTGCGAAGGCCAGACTTTGCGGCTTCAATCTGCGCTTGCGACGGGTTTGGACCAAGTTCCAGCCGCACGTTTTCAACGCGGGTGCGGGGGCTTAGAAGTGCCTCACCCAATTCAAATGCATTGCGCTCTTGGATCGTGTCGCCGCCGACCCTGACGGCCTGCGCATAAGTGCCGCTTGGGCCGCCCGTGGCTTCAATGATGGCGTCGCGCAGGTCATTAGCCTGACGCTGGTAGCGAAGGCTTTGCGGCGTATCTACGGCGACAAGCCCTTCAGTGTTCTTTGCGCCCCGCGCCAGAGCGTTTAGCTGCCTTTTCAATTCGTCAAGCTGCCGCACGTTTGGCATCTCAACAAACTGCATTGATCCGTCGGGTCCAATTTGGGCCATGATCTGCTGATTGGTCATACCGCGATCCCGCATTTCTGCGTTAGCTTGCTGGATGGCTTGGTTCAAAATGTCAGGCTCAATCCGCTGGGTCACGATTGCTTCAATCTGGCGACCAGTTGGACCGGCATAATCAATTGGCGTTGAATATGCAGCATCATACCGCGCAGTGCGCTCCGGTCCTGACCGGCGCATGATTTCGTTCACCGCTGAGACTGGCCCCTCTGCTGGCTGCCCAAGCAAACCTGTCATGCCAGTGTCCAGTTGCTCATTGACGCGCACCATACGCTCATCAAGCGGCCCCCTGACGGCCTGTGCGCCTGCGGGGCTGGATGCACCAGTCGCATCAAGCAACGCCTGCGCAGCGACGCCAGCATCGCCCACCATGCCCTCTTGGCCTGCCATCTCAACCCGTGAAATGGCGTCGTTGATGTCGCCACCCATTTGGAATGTGTTTTTGATTACGCGCGCAGCGTTTGGAGATATTCCAAAGATTGACGCGATCTGCGCAACATCGCTGCGGCGCACCATGTCCATGACATTAGACGCGCCCTGCGCAACGTAAGGTCCAGCAGCGCCCATGAGACCGCCAGCAACTGCGCCGAAGCCTGCGCCTGACTGCGCCTCGGCAAGCCGATCTGGCATCGTCTGGCCTTCGCCTGCTCCATACACAGCACCCTCTACACCGCCAGCGGTCGCGCCAGCCAGAAGTCCGCGCAACGCTTGCGCACCGCGCGTGCCAGCGCCAAGAACAGCCCCGACACCAGCGGGGATCGCGGTTGGTGCGGCAGCGGTCAGCGCAGCCAAAGCAGCCGCAGGGACGGCAACACCGCCAGCCAAATTCAGCGCGGCAGTTTCGCCAGGCCGCTCACGCTCCATTGCGCCCGCCAATACCCGCGTTCCAGTCGCAGCATTTGGCCCCCGCAAAGCGCCTACAGCCTCATCAACCATTGACCCCACAAAAGGCGTGCCGCGCGCAAACTGTGTTGCCCGTGCTGCGCCCAAGTTTTCCTCAATCAGCGACCGATCAATAGAACTGCGCGAAATATCGCCCGCGCTGGTTCCGGCCATTGCCTTTTCAACAGCGGCAGGGTCCATTGAACTGAAGCCGGGCGAGACAACGTAACGCTGGCCATTTGGCCGTTCAAAGACGCGCGTTGACCCGTTCCGCGAAATGATGCGCGGCGTTGTGGAAAGGTCAGCTTCTGCCGCCATGCGGGCCGCGTCCTCTGGGCTTTGCGCCCTTACCTCAAAATTAACGCCGTCACGAGATACGGGATAAATGCGTTCAACCATCAGTAAGGCTCCCCGACGGTCACGCCGTTAATTGTGTTTCCGGTAGTTGTGGGTGCAGCCGATCCGCCGTTACTGACCCGATCAACAGCGCGCTGATAAATCTCTTGCAGATCGCGCAGACTTTCTCTGAATGCCTCTGCGCTTTGCGCACGATTAAGCCTTGCGATGGCGTTTGTTGCAGCCTGCCCTTCTATTTCCGTAATAGAGCCGCCACCCTTGAGGCTTTCAAACGCCTGCAAGAACGCCTGCCCTTGCAGCTGCTCAATTCGGGTCACAAGGTCAGTCCCTGATTGCGACATTGCAGGCAAGCGGCCTTGGATCATGCCCGTAACGCTTTCAAGGCTGGGACTGTTCAAAACGCTGTTAATCAATTCCAAGCTGTCTTGCGCTGTTGCCGCTTGGGCTTGCTTGTCAACCTGCGCAGCTTGCGTTTCCTGGGCAGCAGGGCTGCCTGGCGCGGTCACAAAGCGGACGCCACCTTCAACGCTAGGATCAGCAACGGCAATTCGGCCATCAGTCATTATCTTCATTTGCTCGCCGGGCATGTTCACAGTGGTCCCGCCACCACCGACCTTGTTCGCCGTGCCGTCAGCCTTAAGGTTGTAAAGACCGTCCTCAATCTGTGTGCCGGGGAACATTTCACGCATCTGCACGGCGCTCAGGATCTGGCCACGGTCAGGCGCAGGTTCCTGCGAGTCTTGATAGGCCTTCAATGCGGCCACGGCTCCGATTGCGTCAACAAGCTGCACAAAGCGTTCTCCGCCCGGCTGCGCGCGCAGAAACTCAATGGTCTTGTTCTTGGATTGCGTATCCTGCCGCGTTTGCGCACGCCCTGCGATTCGATCCGCAGACATCTGCATCAAGGCTTGGTTGGGGTTCTGCGTCAGCCCGCCAAAGCCGATGGCCAAGCTGTCAAGAAAGTCTGGGTTGGAAAGCAGGCCGCGAATGCCACCGGGCTGTTGTTCCTGCGTCGGTTGCGACGGCATCATCGTTGGCTGTCTCATGGCTGTTGCCCTCGTGTTCTGTGTTGTGCCGCGATCCGCATCCGCTCTGCCAAAGACGTGGTCGCCAATGCGTGTGAAATCTTTCCCCTCGGCCCATGATGGGTTTGAGATGTCGGGGTTGTAAAAGTGCGTTGCGCCGCCTGTAATGTCACCAGCCGTGCCAGACAACAGGCTGTCCGCAACCATGTAAGCGGTTTCGTCTGGGCGGATTGCGTCAATGTTTTGACCCTGTTCGCCGCGCGCATAACCAGTGACGCTGTTCATTGGCGAGAATTGACCGGGCTTCATAATGACGCCACGAACGCCGTTGCCATAGCCGGGTTGACTGGCGCGGTTCATAACGACATTGCCAGCAGCCAACATGCCAACCGGCCCTTGATTGCCAGCCTCGGCAGTCAGTATGCGTGCAAACAATTCCCGATCATCTGTGCGCCAATCAACCATCAGATATTCAGCCCGCCATAGTTGACGCGCAGATAACCGTCAGACGCGCGGTGAACAAGGTGCGGGTGCGTCTCCATCAATTCATCGGCCATGACGCCGACTGTGGGCTGGTCTGGGCTGGCGATCCGCTTGCCTTCGTCTGTCCAGTCCCAAGAGTAAAGCTTGACGCCGCTGCGCTCACCAATCGGTGTGACGTTTGTCTTCAAGCGGCGATCAGACGCCATGTAAGTTGCGCCAGCATTGGCCCCAGCTTGCAAGTAATCAAACCAACCCGGATTGCGTGTCTCCGTTGTTGATCCCTGATTAAAGTTGCCCGCGCTTGTTGCCCCCATGCGCGTGTTTAAAGCTGTCTGCGGTGCGTTAGCAAAGCCGCCGTATTGCGCACGGGCAGCGTCAATCAATCGCTGGTTATTCTGCTGCTGCAACAAACCCTGCTGCTGCTGCATCCCAATGATGCCCTGACCCATACCGAAGCCAGTCTGACCCAAGCCTCCAAGCTGACCAGATGCCTGCAAGCGAAGGTTTGCGGCCTGCTGTGCGGCTTGCTGGTTGGCTTGCTGTGCGTCCAGCGTCATGCCCTGACCAAACTCTTGCGCCCGACCAAATGCCCCTTGGTTTGCCAACGCAGCTTGCATCTGATTGGCAACGTCCTGCTGAGATGCGCCAAGCGCAGTCTGGAAGCCCTGCTGACGAAGGCCCGCTGCAAGTTCACCGCCCTGCCGTGCGAACGCTTCGTTGGTCAGGCTTTCGGCCACGCCCTGACGCGATCCGCCAAATGCACCAGCCGCAGACGCCTGCGCACCCAGTTGGTTCATCTGCATCTGACGTTGACGCTCAAGGTCGTTCATTGACGTATCAATGACCTGTTGCGTGTAGGGGTTCATATAGGTGCCGATGCCGCCCACGGCTTGCTGCGCCGCAACTTGCTGCGGGTCATAACCAAACTGCGTGCCGACCTGCTGGCCTTGGAAGCCCATGATGTTGCGCGCGCCGCCCATTGCGTCAGTCAACGCACCAGACGCTTGCCCAAACACGTTGTTTGCCGCTGCGGAGTTGACCGCAGATGGCATTGGTGTTGGTGCAGATTGCATTACTTGCGCCGGCCTTGGAGCCATTGGCGCAGGCATCGGTGTCGGCGCTGCTGCTGCTGCTGGATTAGAACCACGGCCCATGAGTTACCCCCGTCAATTTCTGTTTGGACGCGCCACTGGGCGCATAGGTGTTGTGCTACGGCTTGGCAGCGCATTGGTTATGCGGGCAATCGCCTGATTGGCTGGCCGCTCAAGAAATGGATCATATACACCGCCCGGCAGAACCGATCGCAAGCGACTGGACGCAAACGAGCTTGGACCGCTGCGTTCACGCGCTTGCTGAATACGCTCACGACCATCTCGATCACTGCCGCCATCTGATGGCTGGGAAACTGCTGCACCGCCACCCTTGTTGCCCAGACCGCCATCGCGCGGCCCCGTAACCGGATCAATGAACATTGCTGTAAGTGCATCAAATTGCGCAGGTGCGCGCTGCTGCAATTCGGCAAGGGCTTGGTCATAAAGCCCGCCAGAAGAATATGCGCCCATTCCGCCGTAATCCATCGCAGTCGGCATACCAGCGTTCGCAGATGTTGGCATACCCAAACCAAATGCATCAGCCGCCGCATTGATGTTACCACCAGCAGCCATCTGCATTGGCGTCATCGCGGCAACGTCTGGCCCGTAATAGGGAACATAGCCAATTTGCGCGATCTGGTCTGCGCGGGCAATATTGCCCTTGGCCGCATTCTCAAGATACTCTGGTATTTTGGTTTCGGTTGTGGTGCTGCCGCGACCCATTATTCAAACTCCTTTTCCAAGACCGTCATCACCGGCTTGTATCCGTATTTCTCAAGAACCCGCTTCCAACCATGTCGCCCCGCGATTGTCATGCTGGTGCAGCCCTGTGTCTTACTCCAAGCTACGGCGCTGTCGATCATATCAATGATTTGATCCATCTCGCCGCCAGCCAAAAAAACGTGCAGGACTTTCTTCTTTGGATATATCACAATCTCTGTGACAGCGCACCCCCTTTCGGCAGGCCACAATTGCAGCTTGCCGTCAAGTATCCGCTCAGAAACGTCATCAAACGTGTGCGTCCCGCCGCTGTATTCCAGCGCGTCATCAATCCACGGGCGGCAATGGTCAATGATATTCAAGACCTGATCCTTGTGACTGACAGCGACACAGACGGCGTGGCGGGCGCAAATGCAGTGGCAGCAAATGCTTCAAGCGTCCCGCGCGTGTGATCGTCCGTTGCCCAATAAGCCTCAAGGTAATCACCGGCGCTTACGCTAAAGATAGCGCCCTTGGTGACAGGCTTTGTTGATGTGCTGTCATGCAGGCTTGCGCGCGTTGCACCGGTCGGCACGTCAACGCCGTTGATCCTTGGCCAAAACCAAAAATCAACTTTCGATCCACTTGTGCTGTAAACCTGCGCAGTGAAGGTCAGGTAATAAACGCCGCCCTCCTCAAAGATAATCCGGCTTTGATTGGGCGATGCCCCAAGGCTAATCCCATCCGAAAACCCAGCCATCGGCGCATCAAAGACAATCGGATAAGCAGTGTTATCCGCCGCCGCAGTGATGTCATTGTCCTGCGTCAGAAACCCAAAGCCATTGGCAATGACAAGCTGACGCCATTCCCCATCAAGCGACACCACTGGATACTTGTTGTCCCGATCCCACAGCAGCACGCCGTTCTCTGCCGCCGTAGCCCTTGCATCAAGCGCACCCAATTGGTCCAGCGCGCGTGCCAAATACCGGCGGATGTTTTCAGCCCATGCTTTCGCATCTGTGGTAAATGGCGGGATCACACGGCTCATCTACGGCCACCTGGGACAGCATCAAGCCGCATCACGCCCACGCGCCAGTCAGCCGCAGAGTTGCCATCAACGCGCATCCGCACCTGACGCCCGGTGAACCTCATGCTGGTCGGGTTTGCCATGCTGAATGGCCCGTAACTACGTTCAGTTGCAGTTGGATAAAACCGCGTCTTAAACGTAGCCGTGACATCGCCCAGCGTTCGTTCGTCTGGGATAAACTGCTGCACGCTCATTACCTGATCGCCAGTCCCAAGCGTGATTGGCCCGCTTTCGCAGAATGGCGTAGCGCCGCTGTAGGAATAGCCCGCCTCATGCTCATATAGAACACCGTCGGCAGCGATCCACATAGGCTGACGAAACACGCCGCTGTCCACGCCTGCGGTCCGGTCAATGTCGCCAGTGGACCAGACGTTCTGCGCGTAGTCGTAGACGACATAGCGGTTGCACTCAACGCTGGCACCGCTTGGATAGAACCACCATATCTCGTTCCAGCGGCTGTTGACTAAGGCGTGAACCTTTGACCGCTGATCGGTGTTGAAGTCGCTGAAAACGTAATCGCTGACTTCGCTGGGCAATTCCTGCACGGCACCGCCGCTGTATGTGAAAAAACTGCGCGCGCCCATCCAGACAACGCCCATGTCAATCGCAACCGCCGCATTGGCCGCAATCAGGCCGCAGGACGTGCCGACACGTTCAAAGCCATAGACGAACGGCGGTCCTTGGTAAGTCGCTGTGTGGGCGTCCTGATCGGTCAGGATCAACGCCTGCCCACGGGTCCGCAGGCCGCGCAGGATTGTGCCGTTGGTCTGGATTTCGATGTCGCCCGCTTCGTTAGTTGCAAGCGGCGTCCAGACTGTGTTGTCCTCTCGATCAGAGAACGCAATCTTGCGCGGGTTTCCACCAGCACCGAAGGCAAACAGGGATCGTTCTTCTGTCACCATCAGCGCAGAACAATTCTCTGGGCTGTTGGCGATCTGCGCGGCATCTTCAGCAGAGTCTAGCTGCCACTCATACAGATTGCCGTCATCAGCCGTGCAGCCGACAAGGTATTCGCCCCAGTTATCCAGCGACCATGTGGTAGCGGGCAACAGCGTTGACGTGTCCTGACGGGGCGTGCCGTAGGTCTGGTTGCCGTAGGTGCTGGCACCGAAGCCCACAGACAACGTGGCATCCACCCGACCGGCTGTGAAGCCGACAGGCGTGATGTCAGTCACTGCATTGCCAGCGGTCATGGCAAACAGCTTGTCGTGCGTGCCAAGGGCCAACCGGCGGCTGTTGCTGTTGTCCTCCCACGCAAGCATTGAACGGACAACGCCCGCAATGTCTACGCTGCCCCGCTGACGCCAACCGCCAACAGGACGCAGGGAACCCTCATGGAACCGGATCAGGTTGCCATCGCGCCACCGGCCAAGCGATTGGTATTCAGTGCCGTTGCGATACTGCCCTGCTGGGATATTGAGCGGGATAAGCGCCATTTGTGTTTCCCTTATGCGGGTTCAACGGGCCAATCGTCATCACCCAGATACGGGAAGTTAGCATGATCCGTGATGTCGCGCAAAGCCTGACGATAGGTAGCCCATGCTGTAGCGTTAACAGGAGCATCAGCAATCTGGGTCCAGTCACTGTCCGACAGCAGTTGGTTGCGTTTGGCTCTAACTCTTGCAGAGGATGCATTGTAATAATTTTGTTTTTCCTCTGGTGTCTTTTCGACAACCGACCACTCAAGATGCCACTTGTCACCTGCATAGGTGGGCGTGTCTGCTCGAACGGCTCTGTAGGTCGTTTCGTCGATGGATGGGGCGGCACCAACGACCACCTCAAATACCTCATAAGAGGCAAGCATTTCATCAGGTATGCGGCGAGGGAAAGATGTCTGCGGATTGTCCTTGTGCAAGTCTCCAATAGTATAAGGAAACTTTGTGACTTGTCCGTCTTGTGTTTTTGTGTAGGTCATAGTTGTATCTCCTTATAACGTGATATCTATAAGTTCTTCCGTGAGGACGGCAGGTGCGTCTGTCAGTACGGCAACAACGTCTGTTAAAACGGCGGGCGCATCGGTGAGTACGGCCAGTGCGTCTGTTAAAACGGCGGGTGCATCAGTAAGTACGGCAGCTTCATAAGTAAAAGAGCCGTATGTCCCTGTCCTAGAACCATTGGGCGGCAGTTTAGCGATGAGGAGGTCATTGATGCCAGCGCCGTCTGAGGTGGTATAACCCACCACAATGATGTTGTTAGCCGAGTCTATGGCTACGGCAGCGCCGATGTCACTTCCTGTTCCGCCTAGAGTCCGGTCCCATTGCAGAGCTCCTGCAGAGTTGTACTTAGCGATGAGGAAGTCATAGCCGCCAGCGCCGTCTGAGTTGGTATAACCCACCACAATAATGTTGTCAGCCGAGTCTATGGCTACGGCATTGCCGAAGTCAGTTCCTGTTCCGCCTAGAGTCCGGTCCCATTGCAGAGCTCCTGCAGAGTTGTACTTAGCGATGAGAACGTCATTGCCGCCAGCGCCGTCTGAGTTGGTATAACCCACCACAATGATGTTGTCATCCGAGTCTATGGCTACGGCAGTGCCGATGTCAGTTCCTGCTCCGCCTAGCCTCCGGTCCCATTGCAGAGATCCTGCAGAGTTGTACTTAGCGATGAGGAAGTCAATGCCGCTCAAGGGGCCGGATGAGGCGGTATAACCCACCACAATGATGTTGTCAGCCGAGTCTATGGCTACGGCATTGCCGACGTCACCTCCTGTTCCGCCTAGAGTCCGGTCCCATTGCAGAGCTCCTGCAGAGTTGTACTTAGCGATGAGGAGGTCAATGCCGCCAGCGCCGTCTGAGTTGGTATAACCCACCACAATGATGTTGTCATCCGAGTCTATGGCTACGGCAGCGCCGAAGTCAGTTCCTGTTCCGCCTAGAGTCCGGTCCCATTGCAGAGCTCCTGCAGAGTTGTACTTAGCGATGAGAACGTCATAGCCGCCAGCGCCGTCTGAGTTGGTCCGGCCCGTCACAATGATGTTGTCAGCCGAGTCTATGGCTACGGCATTGCCGTCGTCACTTCCTGTTCCGCCTAGAGTCCGGTCCCATTGCAGAGCTCCTGCAGAGTTGTGCTTAGCGATGAGGAAGTCAGTGCCGCCAGCGCCGTCTGAGGTGGTCCGGCCCGTCACAATGATGTTGTCAGCCGAGTCTATGGCTACGGCATTGCCGAAGTCATTTTCTGTTCCGCCTAGAAGTGCGATCCAACTAACAACAACCCCGCCGCCAGCAGCAGCCTGTAACAGCTTTGTGCTAATACCGCTCATGCCAGCGCCGCCCCAGCCGTGAAGCCATACCAAGTCGTGCCGCCATCATGGGTGTAGAACACGAACACATCCACTTCTCCCGAACCAGCAGAGATCGTAGGGGCCTCACCACCAGCCCAGTCAACAGATGCAGGCCATGTGATCGTGCGGGCTGTGCTGTCTTGGACAACCTTGAGCGTGAAGCCAAAGGCGCGCCCAGAGGCAGGCGGGTTGCTGAATGTGTAGGTCACGTTCTCAGTCAGCACATGCGTGAACACGTTGCCATCGCGGCAGTTGATCGTCGCTGCGTTGCTGGTTGAGGTGATTGCAGTTTCGTCTTCGACCACACCGGCGTCGAAGATCACGACGCCGTTTGCATCAGCCGTGACAACCTTGCTGGCCTCGGACGTGCCAAGCGTTGTGATGTCGAGGTAGTTGAATTCCGCAGTTGTCGCAGTGACGCCGTCAAGGATGTTTAGCTCGGCGGTTGTTGCAGTAAGCCCATCAAGGATGTTTAACTCAGCCGTTGTGATCGTCGCCCCGTCAAGGATGGCAAACTCTACGTTAGTCACACCGCCGAGAAGCGTATCGATCGCATCCCAGTTTGCGTTCAGCTTTGTTCCCCAAGTGTCTTCGGAAGCGCCGACCTCTGGCTTTACGAACGTGTAATTGGTTGTGGTTCCGTCAGCCATTATGCGGCCCTTTCCAAATAATCTGCATCAGTCCAGCTTGTGACCGGGTCGGACGCGTTGATCCACTTATACCGCGCAGATACTGGCGCGGCTATGCCTATGTCATCTGAGGCCGACATCAACCTAACCCGGTTATACGATATTTGCGGCGAAATTGAAACTGCATCAACGACAGCGCCCACGATTGACATAAAGCCCTGCGATGTTGACGCAAAGACCACGCTCGCAGCAACTTCACTTTGGCGAACAGCAACCGCAGAGCAAGACGCCCCGACGCCAATGCTGGCAGACGCGCTCGCATCTTCTGTGCTGTAGTTTTCGCCATAGACAAACGTGCCGTATGTTGAAAGGCCGTATCCGGGACGGAAACCCACATCCACGTCGTACTTGACGGCAGAGACAGACATGATGCCGCCAAGGCTGGCAACCGCCGATCCCTGCACCACGCGAACGGGCGTTGGATTGGATGCCACAAGCCCCACAGACGCCGCACAGGACGCCTCAACGATAGTTACTGCACTCGCAGACACGGAAAATGAAACACCGACCGCAGCAACAGCCTGTGTCGTCTCTGGCACGCCATAAGCACCAGACCCGTGAACACCCGTGTCATATGTTGAGCGCAGCGCCATCAGCTTGCCGTGATGTCAAGGTCGCCGGTTGGGATGCGAAAAACGTCGCCGTCATTGATGGCTTTCGCAACGGACAGCGCCGAATGCACGATCATGTTGCCGCTGGTTGACGCATCCATGATGCCAATGTGGCTGACTGTACCCCAATTGCCGCCGTTTGCAGCGGGAAACTCAACAGCGGCAGAGTTTGACGCCGTGTCGCCGGTGACGGTGAATGTCACTGCCGTGCGGGCGTAATCAAAGCCAGACACCTCAGTGCCAGCCGTGCCGGTGTCGGTAGGGTCAGACGTGAACAAACCGATATACCAAACTGTCGGGCGCGTTACGCTCCCAGTCGTCAGCAGGTATTGCAGCGTGCTTGTCTCAAATGCGTTTGTCAAAGACATGGTTGTCTCTCCATCAGATATATCTGGCGCAATTATACACCATGCTGGGTTTAATAGCTAGTGACGCGCATCCTAAGGCCAGAGCCTGCAAACCGCGTGTTGTCAGAAGCAAGCTGCAATGAATTAAGCCCTTGAGAATACAACGCAGCCCACGTCTGCAAGCGGGCATCGTCGATGAGATACGGGGCCGATTGCATCAGCGATCCGTATAGATAAACGTCAGGCGCGGTTCGCAACAGCCAGTTGGCTGCGTTCGTGCCGCTCAGAGCAGGCGTCCGCTTGTAGTATGTCAACTGCATTGGATATTCTGCGTCCGGCGTTGGGAACACCTCAATGCTGTCACCGATGTTTGAATAGAACCGAGGCTTGCCCGGCGTGTCCATTGTGTTTTGGCGATACTCAAGCATGTCGTCGCGGGACACCAGTTCCAGCCGCACAGCGTCGTTTGACGTGATGGCGAACCGAATTGTCTCCATCCAGTCTGGCGGCATCTGAACATACCGGCTGTCAAGCGTGGCATCGGATCGTTCAACCATGTTGTAATGGCGAAGATCCCGATCAATGCCAGCTTCGGCCAGCGCAATGAAATCAGGGATTACAGCTGCAAGGTCGTCGCGGTTAAGCCAGTTTCCGATTGATGTCTGCAATTCTGAATATGTGCTGATCGCCATTACTTAGGCTTCTTTGCTGTCTTAGCAGATGCCTTGAACGCAGCCGCCGTTGGTGCGCCCTTGGTGCCAACCTTGCGCATCTTCTCGCCAGATCCAGCCTTGATGCGGGCTTTCTTGGCGGCAATGTTTGCATAAAGACCCTTGGCCATCACTTCTTTCCTTTTGCGAGACAACGGCCAGCGGCCTTGCATTTGCCGGGTGTCGGACAACCCTTGCAGGTTTTGAACATAGGCGCTTTGGTAGGTTTCCGCATGTCAGGCTCCATGACGCGATTGCTTTATGCCCGCTGGCATACCATATCCCAGCCCGTCACGCTAGACCGCGCAGGTTCCGTCTGATCGGTTCGTTCTTGGTCGCGCTCTCACCACGGGCTGTCGGGGCGAAGACAGCCACAAGGCCAGCAGCATCGCTGTTGCTAACCAGAACCCCGTTGGCGAAATAACAGTGGTGATGGTTAACAGTCAGATCGTAAACTGGCTTCTCGCTGCCATTCCGACTTATAGCGACAACTCTTGCCGCAGAACCTACGATTGAGCGCGATGGTCTCAAATTCCGCATTACAGACCTCACAGCAGCCAACGCGCATTTTGCGCCCGCCACGGGCCAGCTTGCCAGCGGCGCGAAGTTGCCGCTTGTTTTCGTCGCTTCCGACCCACGGGTTTGTTTCAGCGTGCAACATGGAATGATCCGATGCCGACATGCATTGAAGGTTTGCCGGCCTGTTGTCGGACTTGTCGTGGTTTTTGTGGTGTATGTGATAGCCGTCAGGTATTTCACCATGCGCATCAATCCATACTGCTCGGTGCATAAATTCTGACCTAGGGTAACGTCTAGAGTAGTATCCAGTTTCTGGGCTGACGTAATACTTAACGCCGTTGAGCGTTTGGAACGGATGCTTTGATGCAACATTCCTGCCGACGTTCCTGCCTCGCACATTCCAGTTGTCACGGTCGAAGTTGTCCCAATTGCCATCAATGGGAACAGCTTCATCTGATTTTGAAGCGCCCAACCAGACACGGTGCAGCATAACTTGCTTGCCGCCCCGCTGAGAAACGTAAAAGCCGCGCTTAGGCCAGAACCAAAACTTGGTGCCGCCATACTCTCTGAAAAAGCGGTCCGATACCCCGCAGCGTTTGCGTTCTCCAACTTCAGACATGACACATCCTCATTTGTGATTATCATGTCACCATACCCGATTGCATCTGCAACAACAACGCCTTCAATCGTGAATACTTTATGCTCTGGCGTCATTTCTAATTTGCGCCCGTCATCAAGCGTTATCTGCACTGTTTCGCAAGCTGTCTTTACCATGCCAGACCATTCAACCAATGCATATCCGGCAGGCGTTAGAACGAAGTCACCAGCCATCACATCCTTGATCTGCACCGCCCCACGGCTGGTAGAAACAATGGCGTCACCGGTTAAACACGCGTGACTAGCCCAGTCGTGATCTGGCCCCAAGCCAATCTCGCGCTTGTCGTCCCATTTCTCGTGATACCATGACAGCGCCTCACGCCCGGCAACCGTTGCGTCCTCATTGAACCGACACTGCGGGAACATGGACCGCAATGCATAGATCCGCTGGACAGCAGCGCCCTTGCCTTGGTTTGGCACCACATACGTTGCGAAGCCAGCCTCTCGCAGAAACTTCTCCGGCGTCACGCTGTAGACGTTGTCGTGTTTGACCCCATCGTGCGGCAGAACGCATGTCGCATCAGCATAGTTGTTCTCACGCAGCCAATTGACGTGCGCCTCGAATGGCTGGCCGACAGCCTCGTAGTAATCCAGCCAGCGGATCTCCTCACCGACATACTGCACGATCCACATTGCCGTGGCATCCGCTGACGATGATGTTGAGCCAATGTCCCAGACCGCATAGACCTTGTTCATGCCGTGCTTGTTGTAGAACCCGATCCGGTTTTCCTTGCGCGCCACATCCAGCAGATCGGCATAATACGCCCCCTTCAACGCCCGCAGATATGCGCCTTCCCAGACGTGATCGTAGACCGCCTTGTCGAGCGTCTTTTCCTGCTGTTCACGCAGCGCCTTTAGGCCATCGGGGAAGTAAGGATTGTCGCGCCAGTTGATCTCCGCTGAGAACAGGCCCGGCGGATTGTCTTGGCGGAAACGCCTGTCAACCGGGCTGCGTTCCGTCTTTGGATTCCACAGCGCCCAGATCTCGGACTTAGGCTGGCGAAACACCGTTGCCTCAAGAGCGAGCCATGACCCTTCTGGAATGTCCTCAGCTTCCTCAACGATGGTCAGATCAATCTTGGCCAGCGACTTGATGGATTGTTCGTTGCGGCGCAGACCCCGAAAGATAAACTCCGTCCCATTCGCGCCTCGGATGTAATCCACGCCGACATCGTAGTGTGCTTCCAGCCACGGGTGCGCCTCGATCGCCGCCTTGATCTCGGCGTGCATGGATTGCTTGATGCTTGCTTGAAACTCTCGGACGCACAAGATCCGCAATGGCTCTGCGTAGCCCCACACAGCGGCCATGAGAGACGCACTGAACGACTTGCCAGACCCTCGGCCACCGTAGATCGCCCGATACCGTGCAGCGCCCCTGTTTGGCGACAGGACAGGCACCAGCTTCGGCGGAAGTTTAATCGTCGCGTTTGTCATCAGCCGATGCGGCCTCGATGATTATGCGCGTCGGCGCAAGTGATCCGTCGCTGGATGTGACGTCCTGCTCTACCTTGTCAGAGTAGCCGTGCTTGGTCATCATCATCTTTGTGATAGGTGCGTTGAAAACCCCACCAAGACCGCCGCGCAGCAATTGACGCTCTTGCGTTTCGGCTATTTTGCCAAGGATGTTAGAAAACTCTTTTGTTTTGTCATTTGCCCAGACGTGGCAAGTCTCGCGGCGAACGCCAATCTCACATGCCAAACCTGCTACACTTGGCACAGGGTCGCCAACATTTTCCCATCCGCCATTGGCGTATTCCCAAGCCTTCTCGACAAGTTTTGGCGTGTAATCTGTTGGACGTCCTGCTGGCACTTTGTTCTCCATTGTTGGCGCACACGATAGCACGCTTGTTTTGCTTGGTCTATCTTTCAGCAAGCAAACCAAGCAAAGGCATCAGGCGTTCCATCTCGGCTTGTCCTGCACCAGTAGCAAGTAAGCCTGCTAGTGGGGATACGTTGGCTGCGTTGAGGTTGGATAGATTAGATAGTCGGGAATCAAAGCGGGCGAAGCGGGAACGGACGTTTGCTGGGTTTGAAACCATCATAACATCAGACGGCATTGAACTTTCTGGTCCATAATACTTTGCGGACCCTCCCCGATCCACCAAGTCGTTAAACCTGACCCTATCTGCGCCATAGCCTTGAAACATCCTAGATAAATCGTTCGTGTCAAGAAAATCCGTTCCAGACATGACATCATATGGCTCAAAGTAACTGTCTGGAATGTAATCACGCAGCAATGAATCATCACCCTGAAAACCGACGCGCGCGTTGCGGTCTATCACATTCCAATTTCGGCCCTGAGCATCAATGATTGCATCACTTTGGCCGCGTGAAAAAATCGGGTAAATGCCGCCATCACCACGAGCCGGAATGTAAGACGCCGCGACATCTGGGCTGGACGACATTGTTACGCCGATTTGGTCTCGCTGGCCTTGGCCTGTTTGAAACGCCAAGCGCGGCGCATCGCCACGATACATTTCATCGTTTACGTCAAATCCCTGTTGGATGGCTCGGCGCATCCTACTGGCTTCATCCATCGGCAGGTCCATGCCTGTCTCGCCCCGCTGGTAAAGCGCAAACATCTCCTGCGGGTCCACCCGTGCCATCATTTCGTCGGTGACATCGGCAGCACGTCCAGAGCGTAGAAGGGCGGCAACCTCTTGGGCTGGTGATACGGGACGCGGTTGCGCAGCGGGTGTTATTAAATTTACAGAACTGTCTTCGTCTATTGCTCGAAACACATCTTCGATTGTTGCGTCCGGCCTGCCATAAGGTCTGCGCCCCAATCTGTAAGCGGTTGTCGCTGCGGCTCTAGAAGAAACCTGCCCGCCCATTACTGGGAAATCTTGCATGACACGCGATTGAAGTGCTTGCCCAATGCCCTGACCGCGAAACCCTTCTGGCACCTCAAGTTCTAATACGGATGCGCTACCATCAGGACGGACCACAACTTCCATTGTTCCGCCGCTGTTTGGATCAGTATATCTAACTCTTTCAGTGCCAGCCCCAAATATGCTTGAGGCATCTTTTCTGGCAACGTTAAGATCAGGCGCAGCCACACGCCCGCCCATGCCGATAGAGCCAGCAGGACGCGACAGCAGGCCACCCCCGCCCATAGCAAGCCCAGCGCCCGTCAGGGCGGCTGCATCCACATCAGCGGCAGGCACACGGCCCACAGTGGCGTTCAGCGTCTGGTCAAGAGCGCCAAACCCGCCGCCTAGAAGCCCAGTCAGTGCAGCCATCGGCTCTGGGCGCAGGCTAAGGTCGCCCTCAACGTTCCGAGACAGCAAGCCCATTGTGCCAGCGACAGGGCGTCGGCCAGCTTTTGTCATCTCTTGGCTGGATCTGTCTGCCGCATCCATGATCGGGGCGAAGATAGAGTTGCGCCGATTATACTCACGCAGCATCATGTCAACGTCGCCGCCGCTCTGCTGGATCTCTGGCAGCATGGCCATGAATTCAGACCGAGGCAGATCAAGGATGTTCACGGGCCGGTTGTCGTCGAAAGGCAACGGCAGCATGTTTGCCGCTGCATAGGCGTTACGCCGCTCTTGGTCTGGTGTCAGTGTCGATCTGGCCATCTGGCGCTCCTTGCCCGTTGCCCAGAAAATACACGACAGCGCCTAGAAAGTCCACAAACTAGACGCAAGGCTTTTGCCCCATGCTACATTCCGTCCATGCAGTTAATGGTCAGCAACAAAGCGTCTTCCTCGTCAAAGCCTGCGTCCAGATGCGCCTTGAAAAACTTAAACCGCAGTTCAGCGATGATGCGGAACGCCTCTCCGGTTTGATCTAGCATGTGCTGTGCCTGCTGGATTTCAGCCCCGAAGATTGCGCTTTCGATTATTTTCTTCGCGTCCATTTGGTTCCCCTTTGCTTGCCTGACTTGATTATGCCCGCTTATGGATTGTAAATCTATTGTTCAAACCACTGCACAAGACGGTCGGATATGTTCAGCGTATCAGCCATCTGGCCTAGATCCGATAGAGATGTGACCCATTGGGCTAGCCCCATCATGTCCGGTCTAGTCAATGCGACGTAGGTGTAAGCCTCCAGCTTGTCAGCGAAGGTCAGGCGCGGGTCGTGGTGGTCGATCACGTCAATGCCCATTTCCTGCCGTGCGATTGCTTCCCGTAGGTGCAAGAAGTGTGCCAACTGCTCGTCTTGCTTGGCCGGGCTTGGAACGTCACCGACCATCAGTTCCCCGCAATCGTGATGCAAGGCCGCGTAGAGAAGCGATGCAGATGCCGATGGAAAAAAGTAGCACACAATCTGTGCCACCCTGCAGTGGTGATCTGCAAGCGTCTGGGCTGGCACATCTGGGTTTGCGTGCCAGCGGGTGACGGACCCTGATTTGTAGATTGGGTTGATCCCCACGACAGGTTGGTAGGTCATTTGGTCATTGTGCTTTCTGCATGTGCGTCACGGACAAGTTCGGTGATGTATTCAGCGACGTCAGCATATTCGTTCTTGCCGACTTCGTTGATGATCCAGTCCTGTTGGTCCTTGCTTAGAACCTGCAATATGTCCCCGATGTTTCCAAATTTAATCATGTGATTTTGAAAGCGGTCTTTGACCTGCTGCCGAGGCGATGCCTTGATCTTGCGCGGTGGGACTATGCCTGCCTTGCGTGCTATGACAACAGCCCGGACAACCTTGGTGTAACCAAATCCTGTGGCCTTTTGTATCTCGGCATGGCTGCGACCCGCCCTGTGCATTTCCGCGACGATGTTGATTTCTTGCTCTGTCATGGCCGTGCCACATCACATGCCAGACCCACGCAGTATGCGTCCACTAGCTTGCCCCAAAGCGCCTCCAATGTTTCGACCATCGAGCCTATTGCGAATATGATTATGTATAGTGATGTCATGTTGTCTGTTCCTTCTTTTTGCGCATATACGCGTCGAACTCTCTGAGAAGTTTCCGGTTTTGCAGGTCGGCCCGCAGTCTTTTCGTCGACTTCACGGTCATGTCGTAAGTCAGGAAAACCGCAATGACGGGCAGAGGCATCGGCCAGAACAGCGCGTATCCAATGACGCGCCAATGCATCGTGCCCTCATGTGATGCCGCGATTGCAAGCGCACTAACGGCGAACGTCCACCACAGGATCGCAAGAACAATTATCGACATGTCACTCATCAGTCTTTCCTTTCATAGCGTCCGCCATTGCCAGCGCCGTGAACAACGCAGCCGCATTATTGTGATAAGGTCCATTATTCACGCCCCCTAATGTAAAACCAGACCGGCTCTCTCCGCTCGGCGGAATAATGGAGAATGGTACCTGCTGACAACACAAGCCCGCCAAAGGCGCCAATCGCAAGCAACGCCTCTCGCATATCGGAGAGAGGATACCCTATCATCAGCCCAAGGCTGGCGAACATGAGCGTCGGCACATAAAACGCGATGACTGGCAAAGCATATCGCAGGTCAATTCTAATCATTGGTATGTCCTTTCATAGCGTCCGCCAGTATCGCGGCGCGGGTTTCGGGGGTGTTCAGGGCGCGGCGCGCTGCATTGATATAATCTGCCGTGTGCTTTTCGTCTTTCCAATCTGGGCTGTCCCATCTGTCAATGACGGCCTGCGCCGCAAAAATGATGGCGTCAACAAAATCGGCGCGAATGTATTTTTCGTGCGGCCAGTCCTGCGAGCAATTTGGTTTTTCTGAATTATCCCACGTTCCATCTTCAATCGAATATCCGGTTCGACCATAGGCCCAAATCCGTTCTGGTGCGTCCCCCATCACTCCACCCCCCTTAGTAGCCATGTCCAGCGCGTCAGGGGATGGCCGAGCAAGCAACGCATCCGCGATGTCTTCGGCCACATGAAAATCGACCATACCAACCTTGTCCCCGCCACCGATGGCCTTGCAGATCAGCTCAATAAGTTCGTCGCGATCCAGCACCGCAGAGGCGTCGTTACGCATCCGCCACTTCTGGCCTACTTTGAATTTAGTCATCCCTCTAATCTCCATTCCATGTTTCTGTTTCGGATTTCTTCAAGCAATTCGTCAGCCTTCGGGTTGTCGTGGCGCACGCAGGTCTTGTAGCAGTTAAGCAGGTATTCATCGCCCAGCGTGTCAATCCAGATCGGCCCGTCGTGGCTGAACCATTGCCCTCGGCCAACGCGCTCTTGCGGGTCATTCATTGCGGCTCTCCCATAGTTCCGACACCCGCGCTTTTAGTTGTTCTTTCGCTGGGTGGCCGTTGATGTAGTCCCTGCGTGCTTGCAGGGTGGTTAGGTTTATTGCGTGTCGCGCGGCGCTGTTGATGATTGCTGCGCGGCAGGCTTGGCCATATGCGGCCTTTGTCTTGGTGTCCGGCAAGTAAACGTCGCCAGATCCGATTGCGTCACCCGTAGCCCAAGGCTTCATGGTTGGGTCTTGCGGGCGATGTAGGCAAAACGGCTTTCACCAAGGCGGCGCTGATAAAGCAAACATTCCCCGCGCTGGTGTGCAACGAAGGCTTCATACTTATGCGCCCCCGCTGCGTGTTTGCCGACGTGATACAAGATTTCGTCGCCAGCTTCGGCATTGGCAAGAACCATCTGGAACGTGCCTTTGCCTTCTGCTGTGATGTCAATCTGTGCCATCCTAAAATGGAATTTCGTCGTCAGGCACATTGGATTGCGGTGGCTGGTCATAGCCGCCCTGCTCGGACCGTTCGCCGCCGCCACCCATGAACGTCAATTCATTGACCAGCAGTTGCAGCGAACCTTTGCCCTCGTAGACGTTGACGCTGGGCTTGCCAGACAACGCCAGCTTGGAACCTTTGGTAATGTAGCTTTGCAGGCTGTCGGCCCGCTGACCAAAGATCGAACAGCTGACCCAAACGCTGTCGCGCTTGTTGCCGCCCTTGTCCTTGCCCTGATCTACGGCAATCGAAAAGCCGAGAACCGAGTCGCCGTTTTGTGTTTTGCGCAGAACCGCGTCTTTTCCGACGTTGCCTGCAATGGTCATGTTTAGCATATCATATCTCCTTTATGCCTTCCTAAAGTTGCATGTATCATAAACTGCGTCAAGCGGTTTATGCGTTCTCAAGCGTTGCGGCCGAATTATGCTTTTCCTTCAATGCATCCTCTATGCGCTGGGCATACTCTTGCCCCCCGACTTCTTTGGCTGCGAAGTATAGCGCAGAACGATACTTGCGAATCTGGTCAGTCGTCACCAATCCTTCGCGCAAAAGCTGGACCGCACCTCGGCCATAAAGCCAGCCGTCGCCAACAGAGTCACCGGCAGCAATGCGGCGGGCAACAATCTGGATCGCGTCTTCGCTGGCAAAGGGCTTGCCTGTGATTTCAACCGCTTCGCGTTTAGCGGTTGCGTCAAGCGCCTTAATAAAATGTGCTGGCATCGGCCATGCGCGCTGCGTGTAAGTTTTGCGAATGTGCCGGAAAGCCGTTTCGATCCGGTCACGGAAATTTTCGGGGCTTGATGATGCTGAGATGAGACCGTTCACCTCCTCTGCTATCGCCGCTATTTCCCTCATGCATCCCTCGTCGTCCAGATGTGTCGGGCGCTGATACTGGCGCAGAAAGTCGGTGATAAGCATTGTGGCCGATGCTAGGCGTGTCTGGTAACTCATTCATTTTCTCCGATAGGTGTTTCTGGATGTTGTCGTAAAAGTCCGTTGGGGAAGCTGCGGCCTCATCTAGCCATCGCTCGCCGTTAAGCCATGAGGCAGGGTGCGCCGTGTATTGCTGATCTTGGCCCTGTCGCTGTCTGGCATATGCGCCCATTGCGTCTATAATGGTTTGCGGGGTGACCTTTTTGGTTGCGGCTTTCCATGCCTTGACGGCCTGCCCCTTGCCAGCCTTTCGTGGAACAACTGACCAAAAGGCTTCAAACTCGTCATCTGCAATGATGGTTCTTTTATGGTTCTTTATGGTTAATGATGGTTCGGGTGCATCTCCTGCGGGGTTTATGACATCCATATGCGGGGTTTGCGTATCCATATGCGGGGTTTCTGCATCCATCTGCGGG